ACGAGTGCTAGTATAAGTGATACGGGTACGGACTTACTGAGATGCCAACTGTTCTTTTCTGTAGTCATAAGTTTACTCCATTTAAGATGCGGTGTAACCTTTACCTGCATTAATAGCATTAGTAGTAGCCGTCATTGACTCACTGCCCCAGTCTGATTTAGCTTTCATTAGCTCAAGATGCTCAACATTTCTATCTACACAGGCTTGTCTATCTTCCTTTGCTTCACCAGCCATAGCGTTTCCAGCTATTACATCTGTAATGAGTGCTATGGAGTGACCCATTGCTGTGAAGTCTTGCAGTAGTTCTGCGTCTGTTCTATCTGTCATTTTAGTTTATCCTTCTAAGGTTGTTAGACGTGCTTCTAAAGCATCGTTCTTTGCTGATAGTTCTTGTAGTGCTTTTACTAGGATTGGAAACATCTTCATTGGGTCAGCTTCTAGCCTGTCAGGGTCTTCTTCATGAACTAATCTCATATGGTCTGCATAGATAGTAGCATCTGCGGCTATTTTTAATTCCTGTGCAATAAAACCAAAATCTTTTTCACCAACACTAGTTCCATCTCTTCTATTCCAATCAAATGAAACAGGTCGTGTTGTATTAATAAAGTCTAATCCTAATGGTATATCTACAATATTGGTTTTGTCTCTTTGGTCTGATAATGAAGATATAGATGTGTCATTACATCTAAGGTTAGTAATCTGAGAATCACCTAGCGTAATTGAATGGTCTGTATCTGCGGCTGGTGGTTGTGCGTTATACCCAACACAGACGTTATTTTGACCAGTCGTTATTGAGGCTCCTGCAGCAGACCCCAAAGAAACATTATTATTTCCAGTAGTAACTGCTCCTCCAGAGTTATACCCAACAGCAACGTTGCCAGTGGCAGTCGTAAGTGCATCTAAAGATATATAACCAACCGCTGTGTTTTCACTGCCTGTAGTAATAGCTGCACCAGCATTTTTGCCAATTAAAGTGCATTGAACGGCTGTAGTGAGTGCCACACCTGCTGAAGCACCTACGGCTGTATTAAACATATCAGCACTGCTAGTACTATTTTGTGCATATAAAGCACCATAACCTACAGCTGTAGACTGCGCACCTGTAGTCTCAGTAGATAATGCAAACATGCCCAGACCTGTATTGTAGTCACCTGTAGTCACAGCATCCATTGCAAAACTACCAACGGCAGTATTGTTAAACCCTTCAGTGTTTGCGGCTAAAGCATCATGTCCAACGGCTGTGTTGTTATCCGCTGTGGTGTTTGAAGTTAAAGCGTTTTGACCAACTGCTGTGTTTTGGTCACCATCAGTGTTAGCGTCAAGGGCGTAAGCACCAATGGCTACGTTTTCTTTACCACTTGTCGTTGCGGCTGCTGCTTGCGCTCCAAAAGCTGTGTTGTTTTCTCCAGTAGTACAAGATCCTAGAGCATTATCCCCCATTGCTGTGTGCTGTCCTGTTGTTGTTACAGCATCTAAAGCTCCTCTACCAACTGCCGTGTTTTGGCTTGCTGTTGTAAGTGAACTCATAGCACCCTGACCAACTGCTGTGTTTAAAGTACCTGTAGTGTTAGCTCCTAAAGCAGACTTACCAACTGCTGTGTTTTGGCCACCTGTTGTATTCAACCCTAAAGAGCTTTGCCCAACGGCAGTATTCTCACTAGAAGTTGTACTTGTTGTCATTGAGTTCCAACCAACTGCAACATTTGAAGCACCTTCAGTGTTTGCGTCTAGGGCATTTCCACCAACAGCTACGTTACTAGCACCTGTAGTAGTTGCTAACATAGCGGCATAACCAACTGCTGTATTTTGTGAGGCTGTAGTGTTTGCGTTTAAGGCGTACATTCCAACAGCAACATTCTGTGCGCCTGTAGTATTAACTTTTAATGTATCACCACCAACAGCCGTGTTTAAAGAGCCTGTAGTGTTAGTTTTTAAAGCTAGATAACCAAGGGCTGTGTTGTTATCTGCTGTAGTGTTTGCGAAGAGTGCCTCACGACCAAGCGCAGTGTTATTAGAGCCTGAAGTGTTGGTGTATAAGGCATTAACAGCAAGCGCAGTGTTATTAGTGCCTGTGTTGTTGGTTTGACCCGACTGATACCCAACAAAAGTATTAGCATCTGCTACAGTGTTTAAACCTGCTTGATAACCAACCATTGTGTTAGCTACGTGAGTGATATTGGCACTGAGTGCGCTTTTACCAACAGCTACGTTGCTGTGACCTGTAGTGTTAGCGTCAAAAGCTTGATAGCCCACCGCAACATTGTTATCCCCAGTCGTAATCGCAGTACCAGCTTCGTCACCCACAACAGTATTATAATTACCGCCAGATTCTATTGAGTTACCTGCGTTGACACCTGCTCTGAAGTTGGATGTACCTGCTGAAGCAGTGATTATATCTGCACCATCTGCAAAGGTTACGTCTGCGGCAAAGTTAGCTGCACCATCTACGTCTATAACATCTAGGTTGGTTGTGCCGTCTACGTCTATGTCGCCTGAGATGTCTAAGGAAGCGGCTATAATCTCACCGCTGGCGTTTATTGCGCCATTAATATCTATAGTCGTAGCTGCTATCTGAATCTCTGTGTCTGCTACAATATCTAACTGTCCATCTGTAGATGAATTTATAAAAATAGCGGCATCACGAAATTCAATTTTTTCAGTAGTAGTTGTCCTGTTACCATTAGATAATACTTCAGTAAGACTTCCGCCTGTATTAGCATCTACATATGCTTTAATAGATTGCTGACTAGCTATACCTGTAGCAGAATCACTTGCAAGGTTATCTTCATCAAGGAAAGCTTTACCATCTAAAATATTAAGTTCTTCAGGTGTAGAAGTAACTTGTGTATTACTTGCTGCAGCTAATACAGGAACTGTACCTGATACGTTAGGTAAAGTAATTGTTCTATCGGCTGTAGCATCTACAACTGTAAGTGTAGTTTCGTGGGCATCAGCAGTAGCACCCTCAAATACAACAGCATTGTTAGCACTCATTGTAACTGAGTCTACAGTACTAAGTGTACCAGATACAGAAATGTTTGTAGCAGAGAGTGTACCTGTACTTGGGTTATATGTTAAATTACCATCTGATTCTAATCCTACGTTGCCACCATCTGCATCTGCACCAGCAACAAATACAACAGTATTGTTTTCATTAGTAGATTCGTTATCAGTTATTGTAACTGTAGTAGCAACTGCTGCTGTACCTGAGTAACCACTAGATGTAATAGTTCCTAGTGATGCACCCCCATCAGCAAATGTAATTGTACCACCATCTGCATCTATAGTTACATTACCTGCAACATCAATATCTAAGTTACCAGAGCTAAGAGCAATAGTAGTACCGTCAATATTAAAGTTATCAATGTCTATGCCAGCATCTGCTGTGATTTTACCTGCAGATACAATTGTAGAACTGTTAGTAATAGCTCCATCTACTTGTAGTGTAGAAGCCATATCTACAGCACCGTCTATGTCTACGACATCTAAGTTTGTAGTACCATCTACATCTATGTCACCACTGATGTCTAGGGATGCTCCTGTTAAAACACCTGCAACTGCAAGTGTAGAAGCCATATCTACAGCTCCGTCAATATCTACTACGTCTAGATTAGTTGTTCCATCTACATCTAAGTCACCGTTAAAGTCTACATTTCCAGCTACTGTTAAAGTTGTAGCCATATCCACTGCACCGTCAATGTCAACAATATCTAAGTTAGCTGTGCCATCAATATCTATATCACCTGATATGTCTAAAGACGCACCAGTTAAAACTCCAGCTACAGCTAGTGTACTAGCCATGTCAACTGCGCCATCAATATCTACTACGTCTAAGTTAGTTGTACCGTCTACATCTAAGTCTGTTCCTACATATAGTTTTTTAGCTATACCAACACCACCGTCAACAATCAAAGCACCTGAAGTTGAGCTAGTTGAGTCGGTAACAAGATTTAAGTTAACAGCACCACTTGTATCAAGAGTTGTTACAGTCGCAGCCGCAGCAGATCCAGACCCAAGAATACCATCTAATGTACCAGTAAATCCAGTAGCTGTTATTTGGTCAGTTGCAGTAATACTATCAACGTAAACATCTTTAAAACGTAAACTTGTAGTACCTAAGTCTACATCTGAGTCAGTCACAGGAGAGATACTACCATCGTTAAATGTAACTTGACCTGTACCTCCATTGGCAACAGTGATTACATTAGATCCACTAAAGGTAATACTTGTATCTGTGTCTCCGTCACCAGATATACTATCTAATTGTATGTTACCTGCGTTAGTGAAGTTGGAGTCACTAAGATCAAACGTACCTGTAACATCTAAGTTACCACCCACAGATAAGTTACCTGATATATCTACAAGGCCATTAATGTCTATAGTAGTTGCAGCTATCTGTATTTCTGTATCAGCTACGAGATCTAGTTGACCGTCAGCAGATGAATTAATGTATATAGCTGTATCACGAAACTGTATCTTTTCAGTAGAAGCAATAAGTATGTCATCAGAAAACTCAAAGTAGTCTTCGTCTTCCATCCACTTTAATACACCGTCATTTGTTTCACCATCAAAGGTAATTGTAATGTCTGTGCCTGCAGTACCTGCACCAAAAGTTAAACCATTACCTAGTAACTTAGTAATAGGCCCACCTTCAGCAGTTGTACCATCGTGTGTGTGTCCTGAACTAGCAGCAAATGCAGCTAATAACTGGTTAAACTCGTCATTAGTGTGTTCTGCTGTTATGACATCTCCATCTGTGTAAGAGGACTGTCTTGTATATGTGTCACCCATTTATCGTCTTGCTCCTAATTGATATTCTAACTGAAACCCTTTTAAAGAGTAAGGGGCAGTTTCGCCCCCATCGTGGACCTTTAATGCAACTGCAAACCCTGAACCTTCTACAGGCTGTCTTACTAGTGGTTGTGAAGCACCACCATATGTAGGTACTCCGTAAACTGATGTACCGTATATAGCTACAACATCTTCTGAGTCTAAAGGATATACTGCAGGTCTAGCTGAGTCTGGGTCTTCGTAATCGTATCTTAATAATAGATCTGCATCTATTGCTGCTTCAGGTTTGTAGTTAAGTATAACCCTCTGCATATGTTTTCGTATACCGGGATCTTCAAATGTTAAGTCAGGACTTCTATAACGTCCAAATATAACTTCACCATCAAATGTATTACCTGACTCTTGTCTATATATGTAACCATTTGAGTATGCACCATGTAAAACTAATACATTACCTTCATCTACAAAACTATCTGTACATGCAGGGCGCATACCTTTTATCTCTGAGAACTCAAAACTTTGTCCTTTCATTACACAGATAACACCTTTGCTTTGATTTTCAGCTACAGAACTTTTAGTAAAAAATATCCTGTATTGTGTTTTGTCAGGTATTACTGTAGAGACAAACTCTGATGCGCTAGATAAGTTATCATTAAAGATAGATTGTACATTAGAACTAATTGTACCAAGTTCAACGTCACCAATCCTTGCAGTACCAGCAATAGTTCGTAATCCATCTGGACCTAAGAAGATTAAGTCACCAGCAAATTCTTGTATTGTATCTCCGTTTATACAGCCAATGTTACGTGTAACAGGTACAACAGCAAAGTTAGAACTAGATGTACCTGATAGTTTAAATATCCTTGTTTCACAAAATATAAATAAATCATCACGGAAAACTTTGAGTCCTACTACCGTGGCATCAACTTTAAAACTGCCAGCTCCTTGACCACTAACAAAAGAATCTTCGTCAAAAGGATCACTAAACACAACTTCTTGTTTTGTAGTTGACTTTCCTGCATAGAACATGTGGTTCTTAAATGATGCTACGTATTTTGCACCAGCAACAGAGCTGTCACTTACATCTGTAGCAGCTAATGATGAGTTAAATACTGTAGGTGCATTAACCCCGTCAACTACAACTATCTTATCTGTACCGTCAAAGTTAAATCTTTCAAACGAATACTTACCTGCACTCGTTCTACCTGAATCTCTTGATGTCCAAGATGATCCACCCGGAGTTGCACTGTATATACTTGTACCTCTAGCTGCCAATACAACATCAGCAAATGATGCAACCATTAAAACTTTTTCTGATGCAGAAGAAGTATAAGGTACAATAGCACTTACATATTTAGAAAAACCATTTATTCTTCTGTAGCCACCCTCAATGTCAGGTTCAAAGTTTCTTAACTCTAACGCCTCACCGGGTTGCATCAAGAATGTAGACTTGTTTAATACTAAGCCACCTTCACAATTAAATGCAGCAG